TTAGAGAAGCAAATAGATTATTTTATATATTTTGGGAAGCTTGCAAAGCAGACAAAAGGTGTTACGGGATGTGTTATCTTAAAAATAGACGATCTGGTTTTTCTTTTATGTCATCAGCAGAAACAGTTAACTTAGCCACTCTTGCGAGTGATAGTAGATATGGTATACTTTCTAAAACAGGTGCAGATGCTAAAAAAATGTTTACCGACAAAGTTGTACCTATATCAATTAACTATCCGTTTTTCTTTAAACCCATACAAGATGGTATGGATCGTCCAAAATCTGAGTTGGCTTATAGAGTTCCTGCTAGTAAGTTTACAAGAAAAAAGATTACAGAAAACGAAAAGCTAGAAGATATAAAAGGTTTAGATACAACTATTGATTGGAAGAACACAGGTGACAACAGCTATGATGGTGAAAAGTTAGCACTGCTAGTGCATGATGAAAGTGGTAAATGGGAAAGACCCGATAATATTTTAAATAACTGGAGAGTTACAAAAACATGTTTACGATTAGGTAGTAGAATTATAGGTAAATGTATGATGGGCTCAACTTCAAACGCATTAGATAAAGGTGGAGAAAACTTTAAAAAATTATACAACTCATCCGATGTCACAAAAAGAAATAGAAACGGTCAGACAAAATCTGGTTTATACTCTTTGTTTATCCCAATGGAATGGAACTATGAAGGATTTATTGATGAGTACGGAGTTCCAGTTTTTACTACTCCTAACGTCGACAGACTTGCACCAGACGGTGAACTAATAGATGTAGGCGTAATAGATAATTGGCAAAATGAAGTTGATGGTCTAAAAGAAGATCAAGATGGTTTGAATGAATTTTACCGTCAGTTCCCAAGAACAACAGAACACGCTTTTAGAGATGAAACAAAAGGTAGTATATTTAACTTAGTTAAATTATATGAGCAGATAGACTACAACGAAGAGATGTCACAGACGCTTGGTGTTACTCAAGGTAATTTTCAGTGGACAAACGGTATTAAAGATACTCAAGTAACTTTTAATCCAGATCCAAAAGGTAGATTTAAAGTAAGCTGGGTACCACCGTTAAACATACAAAATAAAGTTGTGCTTAAAAACGGTATTAAATACCCAGGCAACGAACATATGGGTTCTTTTGGTTGTGATAGCTACGATATATCTGGAACAGTAGACGGTATAGGTTCTAAAGGAGCTTTGCACGGATTAACTAAATTTAGCATGGAAGATGCTCCAGCTAACAGTTTTTTTTTAGAATACTTATCTAGACCACCAACAGCTGAAATGTTTTTTGAAGATGTTCTAATGGCTTTAGTGTTTTATGGCATGCCAATACTAGCAGAAAACAATAAACCTCGTTTGCTTTATTATTTAAGAAGAAGAGGTTACAGAGGGTTTAGTATGAATAGACCTGATAAAATATGGAACAAATTATCTGTAGCAGAAAAAGAAGTGGGTGGAATACCTAATTCAAGTGAAGATATAAAACAAGCTCACGCAGCTGCAATTGAGATGTATATCCAAGATCATATAGGTATCAAACAAGATGGATCACATGGAGACTGTTATTTTAATGAGCTGTTAAATGATTGGACAAAGTTTGATATAAACAAAAGAACAAAGCATGATGCGTCTATAAGCTCTGGCTTAGCTATTATGGCTAATAACCGTCACTTATACAGACCAAATGCTGAGGTTAAAAAACCTCAAATAAACATAAACGTTTCTAGGTACACAAACACAGGAACAAATTCACAAATAATTAAGCAATAAATATGGCAGAGTCTGGCATTAAAAGTTATTTCCCAAGTCAAACGGTTAGCGATGCTGAAAAGTTAAGCTACGAGTATGGTTTAAAGGTGGGTAAAGCGATAGAGCAAGAGTGGTTTAATAGCGACAGGGGTTACAATAAATACAGGTCAAATAACAATGATTTTCATAATTTAAGACTTTACGCTAGAGGTGAGCAATCTATTCAAAAATATAAGGATGAGTTATCTATAAACGGTGATTTGTCCTATCTTAATTTAGATTGGAAGCCTGTGCCAATTATATCTAAGTTTGTAGATATTGTTGTTAATGGTATTTCCGAAAGAACTTATGACGTAAAAGCTTATTCTCAAGATCCAAATGGCGTTTCTAAAAGAACAGAGTATATGGAGAATATACTTAAAGACATGAGGTTGAAAGATTTTAACGCTCAAGTAAAACAAGAATTAGCAATTGATGTTAGAAAAAGTCAAGTAGAAGAACTTCCAGAAACAAACGAAGAACTAGAGCTTCACATGCAGCTAACGTATAAGCAGTCTGTAGAAATAGCCGAAGAACAAGCGATTAACACTTTACTAGAAGGTAATAGATACGAGTTGATTAAAAAAAGATTTTATCAAGATTTAACTGTATTAGGTATTGGTGCTGTAAAAACTAATTTTAACACTTCGGAAGGTGTTACTGTTGATTATGTTGACCCAGCTAACTTAGTTTATTCTTATACTGATTCACCATATTTTGAAGATATATACTATGTAGGTGAAGTTAAGTCTATACCTATTAACGAGCTAGCAAAACAATTTCCACATTTAGACGAGGCTGCTTTAGAAGATATAATGAAAAACAAATCTTATAGCAGATCTAATTACAACTCAAGGTATAGTAGCGAAAAAGAAGATAACAATACAATTCAAGTTATTTACTTTAATTATAAAACTTATATGAACGAGGTTTATAAGGTTAAAGAAACAGCTACAGGCGCTGATAAAATTATACCTAAAGATGATTCTTTTAACCCTCCAGAAGATAAAGAAGGTGGATATGGTAGAATGCTAAGGTCAATAGAAGTTCTTTATGAAGGCGCGATGATTCTTGGTACTGAAAAATTGCTGAAATGGGAAATGGCAAAAAACATGATGAGACCTAAGAGCGATTACACTAAGGTTAAAATGAATTATGCTATTGTTGCACCTAGAATGTACGACGGTAGAATAGACTCACTTGTAAAAAGAATAACTGGATTTGCTGACATGATACAGTTGACTCACCTAAAGTTACAACAGATATTATCTCGCATGGTTCCTGATGGTGTTTATTTAGATGCTGATGGTTTAGCTGAGGTTGATTTAGGTAATGGCACAAACTATAATCCACAAGAAGCGCTTAACATGTTCTTTCAAACAGGATCTGTTGTTGGTAGAAGCTTTACAAGTGAAGGTGATATGAACCCTGGTAAAGTGCCTATTCAAGAAATTACATCAGGAAGTGGTGGAAATAAAATGCAGGCCCTAATTGGTACATACAACTATTATCTGCAAATGATAAGAGATGTAACTGGTCTAAATGAGGCTAGAGATGGTAGTATGCCTGACAAAAATGCTTTGGTTGGAGTTCAAAAACTAGCTGCAGCAAATTCAAATACAGCCACTAGACACATACTACAGTCAGGATTATTCTTAACCGCTGAAGTCTGTGAGTGTTTATCACTTAGAGTTTCTGACGTTATAGAGTATTCTCCAACTAAAGATGCTTTTATACAAGCTATAGGCGTTCATAACGTTGCAGTGTTGCAAGAATTATCAGAACTGCACTTATATGATTTTGGTATATTTATAGATTTACAGCCAGACGAAGAAGAAAAAATGATGTTAGAAAACAATATTCAAATGGCCATACAACAACAAGTAATCGAACTTGCCGATGCTATTGACATAAGAGATATTAAAAACGTTAAGCTAGCAAACCAGCTTTTAAAAGTACGCAGAAAAAAGAAGTTAGATAGAGACCAAGCTCTTCAAGAGAAAAACATGCAGATGCAAAGTCAAATGAATCAACAAGCTGCTCAAGCGGCAGCTCAGGGTGAGGTTCAAAAAAACCAAGCACTAACAGCTAGCCAGGGTCAGTTGGAACAGTTAAAAGCTCAATTAGACTCTCAAAGAATGATGCAAGAAGTTGAGCACAAAAAAGAGTTAATGCAATTAGAGTTCCAGATGAATATGCAGTTAAAAAGTATGGAAGTAAGTGGTAAAAAGAGTGGCGATAAAGAAAAAGAAGATCGCAAAGACGAAAGAACAAAAATACAAGCTACACAACAATCAGAAATGATTGATCAAAGAAATAGTGGTAAACCACCTAAAAACTTTGAGTCTGCCGGTAATGATATACTAGGTGGAGGATTTGATTTAGGCGTGT